TTTTGAAAAGTTCATTAACAAGTTTAGATGGGGATGAATTTGAATCCTCAAAATGATAGTATTGGTCGAGTAAAGTAATTAATCTAGGATACTCAGTGCGAAAAAACTCTGGAAGGATTTCCTTTACAGAGTATTTAGGTAAAGAAAGTTCTCTCCTATTATAATCTAAAAGTGTTATGTCCTTATTTGTAGACATTAAGTATTAACTCCATCTAGTACGTCAACAACCTTGGTGAAAGTTTTGGCACTATCTAAAACTAAAACGTCTTGTCTTTGAGGAGATATTGCACTTTGATTTGCGGGAACTGCACTTAGTTTTATAAACGAATCGCCTGAAGTCAAAGAGTCAACTTGAAGACCAACTAACCTTACTACATCATTAGAATAGTCTCCGATATTATCAATAATTACTGTACCAGAATTACTGTTAAATATTTCAAGAACATTTGACTTTAATCTGTTTCGTATTATGCAAACATTCCCTTTAAATAAAAATGGGTCAGAAGTAACTCTATAAAATTCATCGTCTGGTGCTGCTATAGGTGCAGCATATCTAAGGGTATGATTTTGTATTGCTGTGAGAGTAGGTGTGAACCTTCTTTGCATTTTTATTTCTTGTCTTGATGATAATACTGCGGCACTTGTAGCATCTACCAAAGATAATAAGTTTGACCTTCTGAATGATTGACCAAATTTACCAGTGTTGTTTGTGAAGTAATTTGATATCGCTACATTAACCTCTCCTTCTATTGTATTCCTAGAAAGGGTAGTTAAGTTGTCATTGAATTGGAAAAAGGTTGTAACTTCAATAAACGTCTTTATGGGGTCTTCGAACTTAACATCAAATGAGGCAACAGATAATTGCTCTGCTAAATCTAGGATATCTTCTTTAACTGATGTATCTTGCCCTGATTCTATAACCTCATCATTAAAGAGTATTGAAACGAACACCACACCAAATTCTGGTTCTAATGCATCTTCTCCACCAAAGGATTGTATATCACTAATGAATGTTGAGAAGTTTTTAAGTATCAACGCAGAGTAATCTGCAGCAGTTACCATTCTATTCTGTGATGCGTATTGGAATGGAGCATTCTTACGAATACTTTCTATACCTTCTTTTGAACTACCACCAACAGCGTTTGATACTGTTGATACAGAAAGAGTGTATCCAACATTATTTATGAATACCTGTTGTGATGCCTCAAATACGTTTGCAGTATTCGCGGCACTACCATTGGTTGAGATATATTCTACTTCTACTTTTGCACCAACGTTAGGTGCTTTACCGAGTGTGGAACCATTACCTGAATCATAGACCCTTACTATTGCAGTAGACATATCCATATTTTTGTCTGGAATAACATAGATAGGATTATTAGATGCCTTCAATGCTATGAACGTTTTTGTTCTTTGCAGACCCTCTATAATCTTTATATTTGTTTCTCCGGATATATCTGAAAAAATAAAATTACCATTATTATTCACTGCGCTTATATCTTCACGAGTTTGAAATATATAACTCTCATCATCTACTGTAGCATTGAATTTAAAGTTTTCGTTTATTTGAATAAGGGGTGGAGCAATCACGCCACTACCACTAACAACAAGAGATAAATGGATAGTTGCTTGTGATGAGGTTCTAGAATCAGCAACATACCCTATACCCTCTGCAAGAGATAAGACTGAACTTCTAAGTTGCGCTGTACTCAGGAATGATTCGTTCAACGCAAAGTTTGCGGTAAGACCGTTGTAATGTGTGTTGTAGGCAAGTACGTCAAGAATACTCGATATTCCTGATGCTTCAAAATCAAAGTCTTCGAACTCACCAGAGTTTCTAAGAGAATCCTTTAGATTGTTCTTTATACTATTAATATCTAGTGATGTTGAATTTATTGTAGTTGCCATTTATCTTAACCTTGCGAGATTTGTGGTTAACTGAACCACCTCAGATGTATTTCTTACTTTAAATATTATTGTCACATTAACAGAATTTTTATAATCATCTGATGTTGCAGTAATAATATTAATTACTTTTGCTCTAGGTTCACTAGAATGAATTGTTGATACTATTCTTTGTGTGAGAATAAAATTTTCACCATAATCTGCTAGTTCAAATAAAGCACTTCTAATATCTCCACCAAATTGAGGTTTAAATGGTTTTTCAAGTCGGTTAGTCATAATTAGATTTTTAACTGCTTGTTTAACTGCTGCAGCATCATTCTTTTTATAGATATCTTTTGATGTTGGTTTTGCAGAAAGGGTCAAGTCTATATCGACATACTTGCGTGTTCGACTAATCTCTACTGAGTTAGTTCCTAAGTTTATATCTTCTTGTGCGAATGCTCTTCTTGTCATATTCTTATTTATATGTTTTTAACATTACTTTTTAAATAAAATAATATTATTGTTGTATTATCGGTTCTGATACTGTTATTCCATCAGTTAAATTATTATCAGTTATTTCAACTAAACTTCCTGATGCTTGTAGTTGTCCGTTGAAGAAAGTCACTAACGATGCCTTCTCACCGAACCCTGCTCCAGGATTATACTTAATTTCATAATTTGCTGGCACGCTAGGCATTTCTAAACCAATTTGTGCAGTAAGACTCTTATCCGGATTGTATTGATCATAATCTAAATATAAAACGTCATAATCAATATGGTCAAACCAATACTTTGCTACATCATAAGTACGTTCTAAATCAATCAATCCATTAGTTCCAATTACTTGATAATATACAAGTCTTCCCGTTGCTTTTAATTGCATCTCTGGACTTGTAAAATCTGGAATTTCGCGATAATAGATTCCTTCACTTACAATTACTCGAACATCATTAAACCTATCTGTATTCCCATTTATTAAGGACATTGCTCTTGAGTGTAGGGTTAAATTTCTTGCTATTTGAACTCGCCCTAATTCATTTGTTATATATCTGAATGAAGTTCTATCTCCATATGCCCCAAGAAACTTTGCTATTGAAATTCCTGGAGCAAGTTTAGTCCTAGAACTTATAGGTGATAAATTATTAGGGTCGTATAACGGGTCTGGTATCAATCTTGTCATTCTAAAATCTCTTTCCTCTATTATCTAATGAGTTACCTATTGCTGTATACCCATACCTGCCTCTATCTTTTTGAGAAAACGAAGCACTTCTTCCTGTGAGTGCTGGGGGAACTGCGTTTAAATATGTTTTATGTAACTTTCCATCAATTATAAGTTTTGCTCCAAGAAGAGTATTTAGTCTTGTATCTACATTCCTAAATGCTGACCTTATTTCTTGTGTTGTAGGTTTTCTTCTGAAAGTGTCAAGATAGTAGTCATAACTTTTTGTTTCATTTCTTATAAAGTCTCCAGCGTCAACCGTTGTATGCTGTATAGGTTTTGAGAGTGCTAAGTCTCTTCTTAATGGACCATCAGTTGGTATTAAATTATTTGCGAGGTCGCGAACTTCTTTAGGGTTTAATGGAATATGACCACCATCTTCTGCTTCTTGACTAAAGTTTGCCATCATATCTTTAACTGCCATAATACCAGAGATAGCACTTGCAGCAGCAATAAACCCTGCTGCTGCAGTACTTGTTCCAACAGCACCAAGCGCAGTAGATGATGCGAGAGCAAGAACAGAACTATTCGCTTTACTTGCATGTAATGCTTTATCCGCAGTACCTTTAAATGTTCCGTGAAATATAGCAGTTCTATATCCGGATGGGTTATCAGAACTATCAGACTGAGAAAGTCCAAAACCATCTGAATCATCAGCATTAAAAGGAGAGGTAGTTATTGGTTTATTTTCTTCTTCAGAACCTCCACTGAAAGTTTGTCCAGTAAACCTTATATGACTACCACCTATAAGACCAGCGGTTCCTTTTATGTTCAGTGCTATTGGTGCTGTTATGTTAACGTCTGGGGAGACAATATCAATTTGTGATTCAGAGGATATTAAGAAATCTCCACGAGAAGTAGATTTGTAATCACCTTCTGTTCCGTCTTCCCTATTCCCCTTAACATAATTAAAGTCATTTGATAACATAGTTCTTGTATTAGTTTTAAGAACCTTTTCTGTTTTAGTATTTAAATATTTTTCTATACATGGTTACAAGATTACCATGACCTTCAATAATTACGGTTTGGTCTCCCCCTGTCACCTCAACCTTATTATTCAATGCAGATATTACAACCGTACCATCAGCACGTAACTCTACACCCGAACCTTTACGGTGTTTGATGAGGACTCGTTCTCCTCCTGGAGTATCATCCATCTCAATAACATGACCACTTGGGGTTTCATCTACTTGATTGAAAGGATATTGTGATGGCATTTGTTTTGGGATTCCTAAAGGAACACCAATCTCACCACCACCTGTATAGAGTTGGTTTACCTTAGTACCAAGTGCTGCTTTGTTTATAGACGAACCAAAGTTATATTCTCTTCTTGGGTAATCCCCTGAAGCATTCTGCATTCCATCTGCAGAAACCCCTTCACTGATTTCTTTACCAATACCAAAGTCATTTACTCTACTGTCAAATTTATTTGTTTTTGTTGTCATTATTTTACCTTAATTAGTTTTTGGTCCGAGATATTTTCCGCTTTCGTCATATCTAGAGTCTTCTTGAGTTAGGTTTGTTGATGTAAATCCTTTTCTTCTCATAAATTCTCCAAGTGGTCTGTTTCCGTGGTTTTGAGGAAGAACCCCTCCGCCTTCTCCGCATTGAAGTGGACCTTTATCTAAATGTATGAAATAACCATACAAGTGAACCCCCCCATAACCTAAGTCCTCTACTGCCTTTTTTACCAAAGGATATATTACAGAATGTGCCTCTGCACTGTGATAGTAATTTTTTCCATATCTATTGTTTCCAGTCCCACCATTCTTTGAAGCAAATTTATCAATTTGAAAGTCAACTGCTATTCCTTTTAAATGACGACTATATTTTTTCCCACCAATTTGTTTGTTATAAATTTGGTCACGATACCCACTACTGACCGTTATATTTGATTGTATAAGGTTTGCAAGTATTGTTAAATCCTTTGGTATGTT